TGTCGGCTATGCCAAGTTGGTTGACGACCGCATGTTACGCGACGAGATTTCAGGCTGATGGCGGGCATCGACTACAAAGACATATCCCAAGCCGCGACAGGCCTATGGGACGCCATCTTGCCAGCGATGGGCGTAGAGCTGCGTAAGCTCAACAAGAACGGCCCTTGCGTCCTATGCGGCGGCAATGACCGCGCCCACTTCTTCGAGCGTCAAGGCCGCATCATGAACTACTGCCGCCACGGTTGCGGCAACTCTGGCGACGGTAACTGCGTGTCCAGTCCAGAATTCCTGCTGATGGAGGTCAATCACTGGACATTCCCGCAGATGGTAAATGCCGTTGCCGACTTCCTCAATGTCACGCCTCGCGAACAGCTCGACCAGTATCGAGTAATTGCCGCCACAAAAGTCACCGCTAAGATCGCCCACCCAAGTGATCACACCGAAAACCCCGAGCAAGCCAGAACCCTGCTCGCTAAATGCAAAGACGAAGAAACGCATATGCACCTGCTGAAGAATAACACCGCGCCACATGACACCGTTAAAACACTGAAGGGCAATCTGATTGTTGAGCTACACAACCTGGCCGGCGAACTGATCAACCTGGCAGCGATCCAGGCCGATGGATCCGTGAAGTATTCGGCTGGCGGCATCAGCTATGGCGCAGTAGCAACTATCGATCCAGTTGGCGAGCATGACGGCTTGGTTATCTTGACCATGGACTATGCCGAAGCATGGCGCATGTGGTGGTCGCGCAAGGGGCAATCGCGCGTTCTGTGCACGATGAGTTACGAAAACCTCAAATGGATGGCAGACAAGCAACGTGAGCGATTCACTCACATCGGCTGCGCCAAAGAATTCGCGGAACACTTTGAAGATTACGGCCACGAAGTAATCTTGATTGCCGACGCTTACTCCGCTAAGGTCGCCTGAGAAGCGCGAAAGATATCCCCTCTCCGCGTTTTGATTTTCCCTGTCTTCGGATGGGGATTTTTTTGACTGCCAAATTTGAGTAATAAAAAAGGCCGCACATGGCGGCCAATGGGGAAAATCATTTCGGCAGATCGGGGTACTCAATCGGCATCCAGCAAGTTATCGGGCCAAGCACCACTTCGCAATATGCCCAGTCCTCGATTGCGTGCAGGTATTCGCTGATGCCAACTGTCTTGTTATCGGATACCCAGACTTGCGTTAGGTCGTCTGGGAGTTGTTCGTGGCATTGGCGCCAGGTGGTCATGGCATTGAGCGGCCGATTTCGGCGGCGGCTCGGACGATGGCACGGCGAGCTGCAGATGCAATGTCATCGCCGAACTTTTCATCTGAAGGACTTAGGCCGTCGCTATTTGATGGCTCCGCATGGACTTCTTGGAAGCCATTGTAGAAGGTCAGGTCTATACGCAGCCTGGTGGCAAGCTGGAATGCATCGCCATCATGCTCGATAGGATTCCAGCGCGCAGATATACCGCGCTCATCAACTGAAAAGCACGTCTCAACACACCCAGGCATGTTTGTTAGCGCTCGAAATTTCAATTTAATACCAGTAGCCTTAGCCGCCAACTCCAACAACTCACGATTATTCATTTCGCAATCTCCGGAATAGTAACCTCAGTATCGAAATTCTCAGTCTTGTAGGCGCTGACTGTCAGGTATTTGCGGGCACCTGATAGCATGGATTTCAACTTGTGGCCGGTAGCATAGCCCAAGTGTTTCCCGTTGAACTCGTTGGCGGCGCGAGCTTCCAGTGATTCAACTTTGGCAAGCAGCTCGGACAGTTCGATAGTTGATATTTCCAGGGTCTTGAAGCCTTGATGTTGGGCGCGGTGAAGTTCGGCTAGCAGAAAAGAAGAAGTCGACTTCTTTGGTGGCGCCGATGGAGCGCGCGGCCTAATAACACCATCTGGCATTGGAGTTGGTTCTTTTGCGCTCATGGACGAAAGCCCTCTGCAATGAAGTCAGAATCCGGCAACGCATTAACACTCTCGCAGATCTTCACGAACTGGTCTGGCGTCATGAAGTCGCGCAACTGGTTTATTACAGCTTTCTGACGCTGGCTCTCGATATGTCGTTTGGTTTTGATGACGCGGTTGATACCAAGTTGCCGGTCGAGTTCTGACTTGGCGGCATTACGGTCGGTGATTGCGTTGTCGATCTTCTGCTTAAGGTAGTCCTCCTGCTGCTTTAGGTTAACCAACACGCGCTCCTTTGCGGCCGCCAACTGCTTAACCTGGCGATTCAAGTCATCAATCTTCTCATGCAAAGTCCGAAACGCCCGATCCATCAGGCAGCGTTCCAACTCGCGGCGCAGATAGGCGATCATGATTTCACCCGCTGCCATCCATCGTCGATGGCCAGCCTGAAAGTCTCTCGAAGAGTATCGGGCAAATTCTCCCATTTACTATGCGATGCGAAATAAATCAGCTCGTACATAGACCTTGCTTTGCGGTCACGCTCTTCCGCCGCGATCTGCTCAGGCGTGCGGATTGGGCGGAACTTCAAATCTTCGATGAATCCTACGCGCTCATTGCAGCTCGCCGAGTCGTACATAACCCGATGCTTGCCTACGTAGAGAATCGTGGCTCGCTCCCATTCAGGGCTGGACAGTTCAGTGTTGAGCGCTTCACACACCACCCCAACCGGCGGCAGGCCTTCGCCGTTCCAAGGCAATGGGCGTGCTGTGGCGCACTCCAAGCCCATGGGCGAATTATCTTTCAGCCATTCACGGCTTTTTGAATCAGCCCTCATGAAAAAGCCGGGCTTAGTCCAAATTTCAGCGTATCCGTTCTGCCGGGCAAAATGATGAGTCGCATCATTTGGTGCCTTACTCCAGTCAATCTCGCTCATTTTCAAATCCCCTCTCGTCGTTATTGGCATGGCAACTATAGACCAGCAATCATCTCCATGTAAAGCCGCTCATTCTCAGCGACTCTGCAAAATTCACAGGTCTCCCGACAGCCGGACTTCGACTGCGAGTGAACCCAAAAATACTGAAGCTCCCTGGCCGTCTCGCAACGCAAACATTTCTTCGCCAGCACGCCACCAATCATCACCATCTGACCACGCCGGTAATGATCGAGATCAGTTACCGGCAAATCCTGGTAGTAGCGCACCATACTTACACCGTAGAGCTTGGCAGCATTCCTGCGCGATCCAAGGCGCAGGACGTGGAAGCGGAGTTCTGATTGCGGGGCGATCATGGCCTGCTCGTCAGCGACTGAATAGCAAATATCTGATCCTCTAGCTTTTCGATCTTGGCGACGAATTTCTTCCTTTGTTCGCGGTCGTGCGAACTGGCTGCGAACTGCTCGCGGACTACCTCAAGCGACCTTTCCAACTGGGCCAGCAAATCCAATAGTACCGGCCTGTGCGCCACCAGAAGGGCGCGAGCATTTATCTTGGCCCTTGTTCTGCTGCGCGCTCCGGACTGGTTCAGCCGGTACAGTATCGTGCCAGGGCTGCATCGGTATTGCTCAGCCAGGTACGACACCGTCTCGCCTTTGTGGAAGCGCTCTGCCAGTTCGGCGGTGCTGATTGGGAGGGTCATTTCTTCACCCCATTCAGCGCAGCGGTGGCGTCGAGGCAGTCTTCGCCCTGCTGAGTGATTTCCCATATTGCAGGACTGCGCTGTACGCGATTGAGCAGGCCGAGCTGAGTCAGTAAGTCCAGCCAATGCCGACCAATGTCTATGCCGTCGGAATCGAAGTCACTGAAGCATTCTTCGCATCGGCGCAACTTGTTGATGACCTTTTCGGCAAATGGATGCACCACCGAAACCGGCGCTGGCTGGGTGGTGTAGAGCAGCTGTAACTCTTCGCCACCTAACTTGTAATGGGTTCGACCATCAGCAAAAGGACTTTCATCCACCCACTCCCAATCACCGTTGGCGCGATAACGGAAACCGGCGATCTTACCCAGTCCACTCTCCAGCTCAGCGATGCGCGCCTGTAGCTGGTCAATCGTCTCGCGCCGCTCGAAGTCCAGGTCTATCGCCTTGTTCAGCTTGTCTTCGAGCTTGGCAATGGTGGATTGCAGGGCTGGAGGATGCGAAAACAATGGTTCAGTGAACTTGCTGCGCCTGGTCCGGCTAACTCGCACATCAGCGATTTCTACGTCGCCACGCACCAGAAGGTTCCAGTCGTCAACGCTGATGTGAAACGGTGCCACAACCTCTTTCCGCTCGACCGCTGGCGCAGCTAGCAGAGCATCACACTCACGCCATTTTGGCGAGAACTGGCCGCAAACTTCGCAAGAAGAGCGAGGGTATGGCTTACCTTCTGCCGCCATCCGTTGACGGCAATTTACCGGTGGCGACACGCCGTCAATCGTTGGGTTATTGGTCATGGCCGCTTCTCCATATCAGTGGCGATTGCTTGCACAGTAGGATTACCAATGATCTTCACGCCGCGAGGATCTTTGGCGAATGCATTACGCACTCTGCCAATGGCCGACTCGACTGCCTGCCGGTAAACCTGATCCGTTGTGCAATCTGGCCCCCAACTGCCTACATTCGAGATTTGGACTGTCAGGGTTACGACTGCACCGGTGGTCGTGCGAACGGTAGGCTTACTCATGACTTTCTGCCTCAGGAATGCACCCTTTGGGACAACGAAGCAAAGGTACGCCGCCTGTTCCTTTGCAAATATCGCAAACTTGTTTTGGTGCATCTGGGTTGGGGTTGAAGATGGACAGGTATGCTTTAGCGTTGTCGAAAACAAGAATTCGCTCGATGCAGAATTTTTCGTCATCAACAATAGGCATTGTCATAGTCGTCAGGAATTGCATCAGTTCCACGATGCGCTGCTCGGCGGCGGCAAGTTTCGACAGGGTTTCATCTCGCTGCTTAAGCGCCATGTCACACATTTTCTTGAACACGTTGTTCGGATCGTTCAGCAGTTGATTCCGCTCAGCCTCAGCCGTATCGGCGCGCAGGCGTTGG